ACTGCTGTTATTCTATCATATATTACCTGATTGTCAACCTGGTGGTGTAGGATCTTGATTTGTATATGGTATTGTACCGTTAGGTCTAATAACATATGATTTTATCCAATAATCTGCATCTGGTAAGTTTTGTGGTTGTGGAAACCAATCATAGCAATTATCCATTGCTTGTTGTTCTGACTTAAAATAATAATATATGTGTTCTAGTTCAAATATTCTATCAATCTCTGCCTCTGGTATGATGTCATCATAATATGCCAATACAGTTGCTTTTTTATCTGTTGCAAGTGTATGATATTTACTATTATCAATTACCACGATATACTGTTCAATTGCAGCTGCATGATCTGCAATTAACATATCAGTTGTTTTTGGATTTAATGATATTAACATTATGTCTCCCCTTCTTCAATCATTTTAAGGATGTTGTCAAGTGTAGTATCTCCTGTTGTTGCTTGGTTCTTCATGTTAGGTCTAGCAAGATTAGTTACAGGCATAGCATCAATAGATGATGTTGATAATGCAAGAGTAAGGTAATTAACAATTCTACTAGAGAACTTAGCATATACAGTTTGATTTAGTAGGTAGAAATGACTTGTAGCATCTGATAGATAATCCTTACCATCTTCCATCTTAGCATGTTTTGCTGGTGTGACAGGAAATAAAACTGCATTTGCTGCCATGTTCTTCTGGTCTTGTGGTATATCTCTTAATTTCTGTCTATATGTTACCCATTTTGCTTTTGTGTCAGCATCTATTGGTGCATCTCCAACTTGTGTCCAGTCACTGTCCATGAGTAAGAAGTTTCTGATCATTGATACTTTATTCCAGTTTAATATACTTGATTGTGCGAATAAACCAGCTAGATTTCTTTCTAGATCATTATCTTGTCCTACTCTATACTCAGTATACTTTTCTACTAATTTTTCATATAAATCATTGACATCATCTGGCATGAATGGTGTCAAATCAAATTGATATGATACCCATTTATATGCACCAGTTTTTTGATTACGTTGATACTTTGTCTTATTCATCTTTGCAGTACCATCTTTGTACTTGATGAATGCTTCTAACTTATCTTTGTCAGAATCCCATAGAGGATATAATATTGGAACTATGTTAGTAGCCCAATAATCATCATCAATAGTTTTGATGACGCCATCAACTTGAATGTTCTTATCAAAGGCATTCAAATATAATTCTGTTGTTGAAGGTGATGCTATGTCCATTTATAACGCCTTAATCAGATACTTTACCCTATGGTATTTAGTTATCAAAGGTATATTGTTTTCTGCAGTTACGACTGCAGTTGTAGTAATAGGTGTAGATGATGACATTGTAAACTGCCCATCATTAACTTGGATTGCTGCATCAACTGCTGATACTTCTCTTCTTACTTGGTCAATACCATCATCAGAATTAACAGGTAATCCACCAGCACTTAAGTTTCCTTGTAATGTTGCACCACCAGTAGAAACAAATGTTGATTGTGTAGTTGCATCATAGAAGAATGTTATTGCTGCTAATCCATAGTTATCATCAGTAGTTGGTGATGTCTGATAATCACCAGTTCTATTTTGTTCTAGTATTAATGTTATACCAGGATCTCTGATGCCATCATTCTCTGCTACTGGTAATTCAACATCTTGCCATAGTGGGTTAGAGTTTGTTGCTAACAGTATATCAGCAAATAATGTAGTATTAGTTGATCCTTGTTTCTGGTAAAATACGTTCAATGCTTGGTCTGGATTTTCTCCACCATTTTGACCACTACCACGAATTACAGTAAATCTCATTTTATTAACAGAACTCAAATCAAAATCTCCTATAACTAATTGTCTTAATCCCAACGAATCAGATGCACTACCAGTAAATGGTATGTATTTTGTTATTTGATTACCAGTATTATTTGGAATATTACTACCACCAATAAATCCTGCGATATTTCCAGTTCCAGCACCAAATGATCTCTGTTTAATATTATCATCAGTTGATGATTGCCATACATTATCTTGTACTGGTGCACCTACTGGTACACCTTGTGAATCACACTCATAATATCTTCCTGTGGGATCAGTTTCATCGCCAGGTACTGTCTCTCCCTCTTCTCGTCCACTATATGTAACTTGAATTGATCCACCAGCACCATTACTTGCAGCACCACCACCGTTGCCACCACCACCTAAGTTTATGTAAACTGGTGCAACAATGCTATTAATTACTATTGAACATTGAGCACCTTGTCCACCACCTCCACCAACGGGATCATAATATTGTTCTACATTTGAATATCTTATCCTTACATATCCTCCTGTGCATGGGTTGGATCCTTCAGAATCAAGAACGACATCACCATTCCAGAATGTGCTTTTGTATGCAGAAGCACCAGCTCTACCACCAGTACCACCACCATTACCATTATGTCCGACACCCGCTTGTCCACCTTCACCACCAGCTGCCTGATTTATAACTCCACATCCTGATCCACCACCGCCACCTCCACCAGCAGTACATCCACCACCAGATCCATTTCCACCATCTACGAAATCTAATGCACCAGAAGTAACAACAAGCGAAGTATCAGGTGGTCTAGCATCACCACCAGGCCAACAACCATCTACAGTTCCACCACCATTAAAACCACCACCTGATCCACCGCCACCGCCACCGCCACCAGCACCAGCAATTGCGTTTCCATCAAGGAATAAACCAGTTACACCACCACCTGATCCTGCTGATCCACCGTTACCCCATGCACCACGACCACCAACACCAGATATTACAGATCCCGCACCAGTTACACCAGCAGTGTCTCCACCAGATTCAGTTCCTGTACCAACACCACCAGGAAATGGAGGTCCCCATGCTACACCTGTAATTGGGTTGTTACCTGGCGTTCCTGGTGTATTGTCTCCTGCTCTTTCATTCTTACCAAAGTTACCACCGTTCCCAATCACCCAATTTAATGTTCCTGCGGTTACAGTAATATTACCCTGTAATCTCTGACCTTTTCCACCATATCCACCCAGTGGTACACCTTGTGCGTTACCATCTGTGTTTGTCTTTCCAGTTACAGAATATGGCCAACCAGTCCATGTTGCTGTACATCTAGAGTTAGCGTTTCCATTACCAGCACCACCTCCTCCACCAGAGACTGTTATTGCTATTTCTCTTGATATTTCACTAGCAGATGCTGGAGGTATAGACCAACTACCATTTGAGGTGTAAGTGTTATCTGATATACCATCGTTTTCCTGAGATTTTGCGATAGATGTTCCATTACCACCGACTGTAGGAGAGCCAGCTGGAACTTGACCACCAACTCCACCACCTAGGGTATCATTTCCACCATTGCCAGTATATCCACCATTATCACCAGAATCACCAGAAGTACTGTTAAATTGAAATCTACTATCACTTAATAATTCTGCAGGAATTTCTAATATTCCACCTGATCCACCAGCACCACCTGAGTTTCCTGCTTGTCCACCATCTCCACCTCTACAAAAAATTGTTTTTAACTCCCCATCAACGTCAATTGTAATTGAAGCGTCTCCTGCATCTTGTCCATCAGTATCCTGATCAGCACCACCACCGCCAGGTGCTGTCATTATAATTTCAATAGCGATAACCTCACCTAAACTAGCATCAGGTACGTTTACAGTTGCTGCTTGTGGTGTAGAAAATATATCATCTTGTATAATTATTGCATCACCAGGTATTTCAAAATCTATTTGTTTTCCTCCTACTAAGGTAGCATTATCTACAGGCCACATTCTTGGAGACTGTGCTATTTCTTGCTCAACAAAATAACCATTTGCAAGTTTAACTGTTATAGCATTTCCTGATGCAGGGGATGATGCTGGTATTTCTCCAGCTCTTGGTAATACATTGAATGCAGCATTACCAAATCCATCTGAAACAATAGTGAAATTACCACTATACTGTGCTGGTAGAGCACCATTTATTGTAATTACATCACCTATTGCTAATCCATGTGAACCATCTGTATTAACGGTAATAAAACCAGAACCACTATCATATGTTACTGAACTTACATTAACAAGTTGTGCTTCAGATATCATATACCGAGTATATCCTTCTTCTTCTGGATCAGTTGACTCTCTTTCACCCACTCCCTCAACATTACCATATGTTGCTGTAAGTGAGTTTTGTAGTGCTGAACCAATCAAACCATGTGAGTGACCTAATGCACCACCAGCAGATCCATTTGGTTCAAACACGTTAACATTTGCTCTACTATTAATATAACTTACAGCAAATTTATCAGCTTCTGATGCACCTAATTCCGATTGTTTTGTCTCATCAACCTCTACAGATAACATTCTATGTTGATGTCTAGGAGGGAATGGAAATACATAATCATCCACAGGTCCTATCTGATACTTTACACTACCAATAACATATGCAGATACATCTGCTACAATAGTATTATATCCTGTAGTTTTAACGTCACCAATAACAAAAAACTCTCCACTATCAATTAAAGTATCTTTAGGAATATACCATGATCCACCAGTCTGTCCAACAAAGTTGTTGACTGCGTTCTCTGGTGTTGCTGTTCCTGCTCCATTGACGTTACCAAACCCAAGTATCTTTCTTTGTCTGTAATCTGGTAGATTAAATGTTCCAACATTATATGGCCAATCTCTTATACTAAATGATTTTTGTACGATCATATTAGGATGTGTATCATTAGTTGGTGATGCAAATGTTAATATGTAATCTGATGCATTATATAACTGTAAATTCACAGATGCAGGGAGAGTAACGTAATATGCATATTCATTTGTTACTGCTTGTGCATTTATCCAATTAAGTTCTGCCTCAGTTATACCAGCATTACCATCAAGATAACTTTGGTGTGAATTTTCTGGTATCCTAAGTCTGTAAAATGTATTTTGGTCAAGTGCTTCACCAGTTGGAAATGCTCCCAAAGTTCCAGTTCCAGCAGCAAATCTAAACAAAGAATTGTCTGGGTATGGTCTCTTTACATTTGTTTTGTCATTTGTAGGATCATAATAAAAATGAAAGAATAGTTTGTCATTATAAACAAATGATCTTCTTAAACCGCCAGGTTGTGCTGGTGATGTCCTAGTAACAGATGCTGATCCACCATACTGAGTTCCTATAATAGAATATAACTCTGGATAATCACGAATGTTTAGTGTCTTACCATCACAATATAAATGTTGTGGATATGTGTACTCTGCACTATAGGTATTAAGATTTAGATCCGCAAAAACAGGAAGAATTGATCCGACAGGAGCATGATTACCACTCTTATCAGACATATAATTTGTAAATGTATTCCTATATGATGCCATATTAATACTTAATTAAAAATTCTTGGACTAAAAATGGTTGTATATAACCATCCGCTTTGTTTTCTGCATTTACATCAATTTCAATGGTTGATTCCATAGTTCCAGCAGGAATAAATGCTGGTTTTGTCAACACTTGATATGTATGTGGATCTTGATTAAAAGGAACCAAATGTTTGTGAGTACAGTCATTACCAAATTCTTCAATATCTGTCACAATATTATTCAATGCACCAAATGCTATATTATTTGGTTGAGAATCAAAAGGAACTAACTCTGGATCTGATACTAAACCATCCACATAGTTAGCAGGAAGTTTTACATATTGTGGACTTGGAGTGTTACAACTAACACCACCAAAGAAGCACTGATTGACTACTTTACATCCCATTAAACCAGTATATGACGGTTTACCACATTGTGATGCTGCAGCACCACTCCAAATTGTAAATCCATTAGAAGTACCCTGCCCTGCAAGAGGTGTTCCATCTGCCTTTGTACCATCATTACATGCAAATTGTAGTATTTTACCAGTTTGATCTCCTGGTGTTCCTGTTGCTGGAGTTGGTATACCACCATTGTTGTCATAGTTGTTTTGTGCTTCACCACCAACTGTTCCATCGCCACCATATCTTTGTGGTATATCACCAGGTATCAGGCATTTAAGTTGCTGATCAAATTGACATCCATTCCAACATGCACCATAAAATATTTTTTGTTGCGTACCACCAAGAGCACACCCTGCAGAATATACACGAACTGTATTACTAGCAGTAACTGTACTTGCAGCTGCTTGACATAATGGTTGAGTAGTATTATTAACCCACGGTATAATACATAAACTAGATTTAGACACATAAGAGTTTCTACCAAATAGAGAGAAGTCTGAACCAGTAGTTGGTTTAGTCCTTGATCTCCTGCCATCGTGGAAGTGAGCATGTGGTTGAAATGCTGTTGCTAAAACATCAGTTTCTTCTGTGTAATTACCAGTATTTCTTGTAAAACCAGGTTGTCCAGTAATTTCAATAGTTTGTTGTGGTAAGAAAAAGTTTCCTTGATATTGTACAGTAAATGTACTACCAATATTACTACTAACTTCTAATCCTACACCAGATTTTGTTATCTCTTGATTAGCATCATTGAATAGATAAGTGTCTTGATAATCTCCAAGGTTAGATGAGTTAGATGTTTTAGTACATTTAGATCCAAGATCTGGCACTTGAAATTGATTGTCAAGTAATGTTGTATCTGGTTTCTTATATCTACAGTTTGTACCTGTGCCTAATATTGTTGCTAGTTCTGGAAATATCTCTGCTTGATATACTGCTCCATTACATCTTAAATAACCAGCAGGAAGAGTTTGGTATATAACAGGATCCTCTGGATCTGCCGAGGATAATTGCTTAGACCAATTAATAATTGATCCTGTCATTGTACCAAGTTTTCCTTTTTCTTTTGAATATAATACTGGCATTAGTAAGCTCGGATAATATACAATACGACTAATGATGGTGTATTAGGATTAATCTGCACACTTAATCCTCTGTCTACGTCTATTGGTTGTATGTTACCAGTAGTCATATTATTTATGAGTAAAGTGTTAGGTAAATTCATTTGTCCCTTAGTCATTGCAATGTCAATGGTGAAATGTTGATGAGATCCCATTGAGTTAGAGGTGAATGCATCACCATTATGACTTAATGTAGTAGGATATGGAAAATCTCTTCCTACT